ATATGTGCTTACTGTTTCGTTATGTTTTTTGAGAACCATCTTATTCTCTTCTTTATTAATCCCAAAAAAATTATCTAGTATTTTAGGTTTAGCATTGTCTGTTGAAATATCCTTTTTATTTTCAAAGTAATCAAAAATATATTTTGAGTTTTTAAGCAAGTAATCCTTTTTTCCATTTTTAAGCTTTTGAATCTGTTTCGCAATGCTTTGTGTCGGGAGACCCTTCTTTTTCCTGGTTAAAAGCTCCTCCTCCAATTTAGGTATTTTTATCATTTCATGCTCACGAAATTCATCCATTTTCCTTTCATGAGTTTTATCTAATGTAATAATTGGCGCAGAATCTATTTTTTTATTTGGTTTTGGTTTAAATGCCATCGACTAAATGCTATATAAGATATATTAGCGATTTTTTCTTATACTATTTTTATTAAATGGATGTTCCACCAATAGATTTAGGCAATATTGAAAATGTAGATATTATAAAATTACACAAAATGGCATTTATTTATAATGCTCTCGAGAATGGATGGCGGGTCAAAAAAAAAGCAGACTGCTATGTTTTTACAAAAAATCATGGAGATAAAAAGGAAGTTTTTTTAGATACATATTTAAAAAAATTTATTAAAATGAATTTAAACATAGATAGCCTTGAATAATGAAGGTAAATTATATATATAAAAATTAGTAATTTTTATGCTTCATTAAGTTAAATAAATTAAAATCCCTCAAATTTTTTTCTTTAGGAATATTATAATACAATGGGAGGAGGATTAATGCAACTTGTCGCATATGGCGCCCAAGATGTTTATCTTACGGGCAATCCACAAATTACTTTTTGGAAAGTTACTTACCGTCGACATACTAATTTCGCGGTTGAATCTATTGAGCAAACTTTTAACGGCCAGGCAGATTTTGGCCGACGGGTTACATGCACTATTTCACGAAATGGTGATCTTGCATACCGAACATACCTTCAGGTCACCTTGCCTGAAATTAATCAAGCCATGGGTAATGGTGGTGACGGCGAGGTTTACGCACGATGGCTCGACTTCCCTGGTGAGCAACTCATCGCACAAGTTGAAGTTGAGGTCGGTGGTCAACGTATCGATCGACAGTATGGTGACTGGATGCACATCTGGAACCAGCTGTGCCTGACCGCTGAACAGGAACGTGGCTACAAGGCAATGGTGGGCCAAACCTCGCAATTGACTTACATCTGCGACCCATCATTCGCAGCGATTGACTCTCCATGCTCAGGTGATGCACCAACACAAACTTGTGCCCCACGAAAGGCTTTACCTGAAACTACTCTTTATGTGCCACTGCAGTTTTGGTATTGCCGAAACCCAGGTCTCGCATTGCCATTAATTGCCCTTCAATATCACGAAGTAAAAATCAATCTTGATCTTCGACCAATCGATGAATGCTTGTGGGCAATGTCGAGTTTAGATGACACGGACACCTCAACTGCTTCCAAGGTGTCGGCTGCCTACGCTCAATCGCTTGTGGCAGCATCCCTCTATGTTGACTACGTGTTCCTTGACACTGACGAACGTCGACGTATGGCACAAAACCCACACGAATATCTTATTGAGCAGCTCCAGTTCACCGGCGATGAATCGGTCGGCTCCTCCTCGAACAAGATTAAGCTCAACTTTAACCATCCTTGCAAGGAATTGGTCTGGGTTGTTCAGCCAGATGCTAATGTCGACTACTGCTCTTCTCTTGAGAAGGATACCCTTCTGTCCAAGGTATTTGGTGCTCAGCCTTTCAACTACACCGACGCAGTTGACGCCCTTCCAAACGCAGTGCACGCATTCGGCACTGCTGTGGCCACTGCCGATGGAGACTTCATCAACGCTGAAGGTTTGTTTGAGGAAGCAGGTCCAGACGGCCTCACCACAGCTGGGGGTGTGGCAGGATGGCCAGCAACATCCGTGATGCATAATGTCGCCCCCAACACCAAGACGTCGACCGTCTCTGATGCGGGCACGTTTGTTTTGGCTGAAACCGCCCTTAACCTGCACTGTTGGGGACAAAATCCGGTTGTCGTCGCCAAGCTCCAGCTTAACGGCCAAGACCGGTTCTCTGAACGTGAAGGAACTTACTTCGATTTGGTGCAGCCATTCCAGCACCACACCCGAACGCCAGACACGGGCATCAACGTCTACTCTTTCGCCCTGAAGCCAGAAGAGCATCAGCCATCCGGCTCGTGCAACTTTTCGCGAATTGACAATGCCACTCTCCAGCTTGTGCTGTCCAATGCCACCGTCAGTGGCACCAACACTGCCAAGGTGCGTGTCTACGCCACTAACTACAACGTTCTCCGAGTTATGTCGGGTATGGGTGGTTTAGCATACTCTAACTAAAGAGGTTGCTACCCCAATTTAATCAAATATAGATATTTTTATAATTTTATAAATATCTATAACTAAATCAAGATGAGAATAGTTTATTCATCATATCTGCCTCCTTTTTTACATCTAGGGGTTCAAAAATTTTATGAATGAACGCATCATCACGCATTCTGATGGAATAATTTTTTATCTGTTTATTTCTACCAACCCGCCCTAGTGCTTGAATAATCTTTTCTTGCGTAAGATGAATCAAATCCTTCCCAAGATAGCCATGGCAAAACTGATAATTTGTCCCATAAATATAATCATCCGTCGCCAAAATAAGCAATAATTTTTGTTCCTCCGCCAACGTCTTCATAATTTCAACATAGCCAACACTTTTGTGTTTCATAAAAACACCAATTCCCATTAACAATAATAGTTTCCACATTGGTTCAATATCATTTAATTGCATAAGCTTAATAACAATCTCGTCTGAAATAAGGGGTGTAAAGGCATTCTCCACATTTTTCCCATGGCTCCATTTATATAAATGAGCAGGGGAATTTGGAATATAAACTTCCGGCATCGAAACGCTCACAATGCGCTGTTGTAGGCTCTCAATCTTGCGCCGCAGTTCCTTCATTTCAGGTGGCATTCTGTTTTCATCTGATGCCTTTTTGTCCTTTTCCCCCTCTTTGGCCATAGTATTTTCAAATATTTTTTCAAACTTTTCAATATCAGCATTAACTTTATCATTTTTGGCCACATGTCTGTGAATATAGTCAATCGTCGATATTGGGATGGCGGATTGCTGTAGATAAAACCGGGCCACCTTTTCAACATCATTTGCTAAATAAATCGAAGGTCCATGAGTTAAGGTGTGTGCATCACTTGTAGTAATGAGAATGTTTGAATCATACAATGTTTCACGATTTTTTTGAAAATAGCTATAAATATTTGACCAATCGCCACCATTAATTTTGTCAAAAATAATCAAGTAATAATTTTTAATAGCTTTAATTGTAATATCTCGTGTCGTTTCAAAGTATAATTCCAGTTTGTATCTTTTTTCATGGTCTAAATACCCCTCCCTGTTTATAAAAATAATAAACCTACAAATCTCCTTTAGATCCATGTAGCGAATAAGACTGCTACTTTTTTTGCAATGATTTACACACTTTATCATATTTTCATATGTATTGTTTGTTGCGAGGTGGTGGGGGAGGGTCACCTTGCCGGATTTTGATATCAATGGAATTGAATTACTACAGTCCACACTTAATATAGAATGAGTCGTTCCTGCAAATCTTGACTTATAATCAGCAACAACATCTCTGATTTCACTTTCATGGGGCAGTGTGGCGCTCGAAAGAACGATATTTGGAATAATATTATCAACCCAATTTTTATGAATAATATCATGAAATGGGTGTGTGTCACGATCCATACTTATCGTTGGTTCATCCCAATATGTAATAATTGACTCTTTCTTATTAAAAGCTGTCATGTATCGCATAGCAATAATATAAGATTCTACATCACAAATCATAATTTCGACATTATCACCAATTGAATTATCAACTTTAAAAATCCCCCCACTTTTATAATTTCGTGTAAACTCTTTTGCGGCGGCAAAATGAAGTCGAATATCATCCGCATCGTTACAACTAAATGCCAACCCAATTTTTTTGCCGGCCGAAATCGCAGATTTGGCTAAAGCGAGGCCCACATGTCGCGCAGCACAAACGAAAATAACACGGAATTTTTCAGATAAACCAATAGGAGTCATGGTTTTCCCTGTTCCAGTAGGGGCGACATACAACACCATCCGTGGGTTTGGATCTTTGAACATTGTAAATATCTCTTTTTGATGATCATACAATTCCATATCACTATAACGCAACAACACCTCATTTTTTTCGATAATAGATTCGGCATTGTTAAAATATAAGATATTGTTTATTTTATCCTCAAATATGGTCAACACGGTTTTTATCACTTTTAAAAGCGGGGCATTCATTTGTAAATGAATATTTTGAAGATGGGTTAAGGTATAATAATACCCTTGCCATCGCTCCTTTTTTTTATTGAAACAAGACACCATTTTTTCAGTAAGTTCTAAAATCGTAAATTCAAATAAACTTCCTTTGTGTTGATGAAGTGTTGTTTCAACATTTTGTAGCCGTATTAAATCCCGTTTTTTTGGCGTTATTTTTCCACGACAATCTTGCTGTAATTTTCTAGCATCTATGTCATATTTTTTGAATAATTTTTTTAATCTTGGCAAAAAGTAAGTAGTATATATATATTGTTCCATAATGTCATTTTTGTCAAGTTTGGCAAAAGATAAAAATGTGCTGTTTTTATTATATTTAATATTAATATTTTGAAACCCATTTTTAATTAATTTTAGCACTTCCATCTCTCTCTCAGCTACAGGAACTTCAATCCCCTCCCACTCTTGCCTACTAAGTTTGTGCTGATTAACCTCCATTATGATGTTGTTAATATATAATATAAATCTGTCTATATCTATTTTAGTTATAATTGAAATAAATATAGACAGATTTATGATATATATTAACAACACGATGCCACCGTTTATTATATCCATTGAAGGAAATATTGGTGCAGGTAAATCCACTTTTGTCAGCCTCCTTCAATCGAAAATGAAAAATATCATATTTTTACAAGAACCTGTAAAGGATTGGGAAACCATTACAGACACTAATGGAGAAAGTATTTTGAGTAAATTTTACAAGGATCAGCAGACGTATTCGTTCTCGTTTCAAATGATGGCATACATTTCGAGATTGGCGATGATTAAGGAAACGATCCAAAAAAACCCTAATGCTATTATAGTTACAGAGCGGTGTCTTCAAACGGATAGACATGTTTTTGCAAAAATGTTGTATGATGAAGGCAAAATCGAAGATATTAACTATGATATATACTTAAAATGGTTTGATACATTTTATAATGATTATCCAATATCACACTATATTTATTTGCAAACATCCCCACAAACATCATATGATAGAGTGCTTGAACGCAACAGAACCGGGGAAGCTATTCCACTAGATTATTTGCAAAAATGTCATTCTTATCATGAAAACTGGCTGGGAACACCAAATATCAAAGCACAAACCACCTATATAAACGCAAATGATAATAAGTCATGTATGGAATTATGGATAAATTGTGTTGGAAAAGTCATTGAAAAAGGTGTGGCGCAAAACAAAAATATAACGCTGAATGGCATGTTTAATTCCATTTAATTCCATTTAATTCCATGGATAGTTTCCATGGAATACGGCTATGTTCGGTCATTTTTTAATTCTAAATTTGATATAAATACATAATTATATCAATATTACTATCCTTTCTTATTGTAAAAAAAATTGAACAATATTAAATCCTGTAAAATAGGATTTAATATTGTGATGTTTTATCAAGAGCAGCAATTTATAGACGGACTTATCCAACTGATTCAAGAATGTAACAAGATTGTGCTCGATATTTACCACACCGATTTTGAAGTTGTTTCAAAATCGGATGACAGTCCGTTGACAATGGCCGACAAAAAATGCAATGAGCATATTTGTAACTTTTTGAAAGAGAAATACAGCCACATCATGATCGTAAGTGAAGAAAATAAGGAAATCAGCTATGAAGAACGAAAGAAACATGCGCTGTCATGGCTAATAGACCCAATTGACGGAACGAAAGAGTTTGTAAAGAGAAATGGTCAATTTACAATAAATATAGGCTTGTGTAGAGACGGCGTGCCGATATTTGGAATAGTCACGATTCCGGTAACCGGAGAAATATATTATGGGATCGAAGGGGTGGGGAGTTTCAAAATCATTAACAGTGAAAAGAGCAAACTACAAATTGCGAAAAAGGATTTTACAAAAGAAGGATTGAAAATTGTTGCCTCATTGTCACATTTAAATAAAGAAACCGAAGGATTTATTGGGCAGTTTAAAAATCCTATCACCCTCAACACTGGTAGCAGCATCAAGTTGCTCTGGGTTGCCGAAGGAAAAGCCGATATTTATCCAAGACTTGCACCCACCAGCGAGTGGGACACATGTGCAGCGCATGCGGTGGTGAAATATGCCGGGGGAAATGTAGTTAAACATAATACGGATTGGATGAGGAACGCTGAGGAATTAGTATACAATAAGGAAAATGTTCTTAACCCGCACTTTATTGTTTATTAATAATACGGTTTTATCGCGCATACATTAAGCCACAATTTCCTGATTCAAATTTGACCATATTATACCGCTCTTCGAATACATGTAAATCATAGGTATACTCAAAAAGTTGCCACATTGGTTTGTTGACCCCCACCACGGTGGAGGTGGATGGATCACAAATTTGAAAGAATTGTACATCTGTGTCACGCGCTGGTGTAAACGTATTCATCTCAAATTCAATATTTCTGAATTTACTTAGATTTATCGCGCCACTGGGTTGCAACTGAAAGCAATCAGTTTGAACACAAAAATTATACACATACAAACCATCTGGTGCATTTCCACTCGTTCTAACATACTTTTCAATAGAATTATAAACGCCCTCTTCCAACATATTTTCGCGATATTTTCCATCGAGCAAAATCGCCATATTAATCAATATGTTTTTTTCATAGTAAGATTCATATTGCCCTGTAATCTTTCCATTAAATAATAGATGATTCACCGGTTCAGAACTAAAACACAGTTCCTCGGGAACATATTTTATTTTCACCGGAGATAATAGCAGTGGATTTTTTTTATATGGCCAATTGGTATAATTGCTCCATTCATTTCTTAAATTTGCATCACTTCTTCGCATAAAAAACATCCAGGATGCTACCATCCCTAACGATTCAAGCTTCACCTTTACAGTTTCTGAAACATTAAAAAATTTATATTCGTATATTTCCTTAACTAAGTAATTTTGGGGCTGCGAGGCAAAGTTGCGGCGTTCGTCATCAGAAAGAAATCCATATGTGGCGATTAAATGAACATCTGCATTCCAATCGGTGCGTTTATCAGTGTATACTAAATTGCTCACATCATTAGTATCACTTAAAATATTATTTGGTGGTGTTTGCATAAAGGTATACATTTGCTGTTCTGGTTTATTAAAGTTCGGTTGGATAATGGAATGATATAACCCGCTTTCATCACTTACGTCACGAATAGTAAATAGCTCTCTGACCGGACGTAATGAAATATGTATCTCGAGTTCGTTATATTGTAATGCTACCAAAGGAAATGCCATTTTGCTCGATAATGTAAACCAAAAATTGATTGGGATATATAAATTCCCCCCACGAATGGATGGCTCCGCGCCTCCTGGAGTATCGGAATAAATCGCATTGGGATAATTTCCGCCATTATTGCCATAGCTGGCAGGATCGTTCCAACGCGCAGTATTTCCACTCATTTTATCATGTAAATCCCTTTTTGTATTGCTAAAATCTCTCTTTACTAATGCGGTTAAGTATTCCCCACTCATCTTCTGTAAGGTTTCACCCCCACAAGAAACTGTAATTTCCTCAATCATTTGTGTTCCTAAATCACAGATCCATTTAAACTCATATGGTATATACTGACAATGTGGTTTAGCATTTGTATTAAAAAATATGGGACTCCATATATGAGGCATCTTTACCACAAGATAAGTGTCCATTAAGAGGTCGGCATATCGCTTGACTTTAAACGTAAATTGTGTTCGCTCACTGAGATTTAAGTTCCGAGTTCCTTCATAATCTATGCGAAACCGCTGAAGTCCAAAATTGCTGTATTTAGCATAGACAAATTTAAAAAATGTTTTTTTGGGATTACCTGTCAAAAATATATTTTGGTTTCCAACAGCGACTAAATTTAATAACCCACCTGCCATATTTTTGAGATACTTATATTATATATTTATATTTATATAGTATAAATGGATGAAATCCTTCGAAAGCTTAAAAGTTTTGGCAAGTA